AAAAAGACAGACCGTGTCCGCAAGGAAAACGACAGTGTCATTTCAGTATTCGATATTGAAGTAGGTGAATGGCGTTCTTGTAGGTATGATTCAATTAAGCAGATCAATTTTACCCTTGGAGAATAAATGGCTACTAAACGTGAGCACGATGCAGGCAAAATTTTATCATCTGAACCGTTGGTTTCTAAATTAGATCCAACATCTGATAACTATGTCATTACATTGATGAGAATCAATAATTGGTATAGCACGGATAAAACTAGAAGCGATGCTCACAAGTACTTTGTGCAATATGTAAAGCACAATATGCCAAGCTCTACTAAAATATTTGCTGAGGTAGACGAAAAAGACGTACATATGACATATGGCTGGATGGCTCGTATGTTATTACAAGGTGCCAATATTCGCAAGGATCATTTAGACGGATTTAACAAAGAGTTGAATCGTTTATTCGAAATTGGCAAGAAACGTCTTGATGCTAAGAAAAATGTCATTACGATAACAACACCTGTAGCAGTGGTTAAACGACCATCTATTCAAGATGCGATTAAAGATAAGGCATCTGAGTATATCGGTGAGCTTGAAGGCTTTGTAGATGAATTTTGCACTGAGGATAAAGACTTTAATCTTTATAATCATTTAAAGGGTAATCAAATCCCGGCACCCTACACTACATTCGTAAAAACTTGGGCAGTTAAGAAATTAGATCAATGGAATGAAGTTGCCGATTCTAAAGACTCTCAAATTGTTGAGGGATACTCGAATTTCCCTAAACGCAAGATTACCAAGATTGTAAAATTATTCGAATCCTTTGTTGAGGACTGTAATAAGTATGGTCAGTTCAAGAAAGCGAATCGTAAGGTCAGAGCAACACGAGAAAAACCAGCAATCGCACAAATCAAGAACTTAAAATATAAGTTAAAAGATGATGAATTAGGATTGTCATCTGCCAAAGCCCTTGATCTTGTAGGTGCAGAGCAAGTATGGTTATTTAACACAAAAACAAGAAAATTATCGGTATACACATCCGAATCAACAAAAGGTATGACTGTAAAAGGTACTACCTTACAAAATTGGTCTCCAGAAAAATCCAAACAAAAGACTTTGAGAAAACCCGAAGAACAAATTAAAGATTTGCTAGCTTCAGGTAAAGTTAAATTAAGAAGTTTCCTAGATAACATTAAATCTAAAGAACAGGCTGTCAATGGTAGGATAAATATAGATACAATCATCCTAAAAATTACGAGGTAACATATGGCAGGTATTAGTTTAAGTTATTGTCAGCTTATAAAAATTGTTTTATCGCAAATCGGCGGTAATCCATTACAACAAAAATATACTACATTCACACAAGGTGCAAGACAAGTAGCAGTTGGTCTAGGGATTCCTGGCGGACTTACAGAAATCAAAGCATTAATAGATAGAATTACAAATACTATTAATGATGCAGGTGCTGACCTTACAAATGCGCAAAAAATTATAGAATCTGTTCAGCAACAGTTATTTCAAAATCCAATTGCATTCCCGGCGTATGCTACTAACACAGCAATTACGCTTAGGATAACACCGATTAATACTCGTATTTCAACTATTGATCAATGGACTGCTAATGCTGCATCTGTGCCTGGATTTACTGTAACTTCGCCATATACTACTGCAACAGAAGAAAGAGTAGCATTGTCAACACAGGTAAGTACATTATATACTACATCGGATAAATTGGCAACTTTTAAAAGTTATACAGATAGATTGTCGGGTGTTGCGACCTTATCTGGATCTGAAGCAGCGGGAGGTTGTTCGTTACAAGATCTACTAGGCAATGGATGTACACCCAATGACTCTGTTCCCGATATAGATTTGAAGGCATTGATACAATCGCTTAATCAAGGTGATTTAATTAAGGCACTCGAACAAAAACTTTTAAGTGGTTTGGGTGTTAACGAATTAACCACCGCATTAAATGATTTCAATACGGTAATTACAAGATTTAATAACCTATTTAATATTTCTATCAATAAGGCAGCATTGCGCGCAGCCATTGAAGCACAGATTAATCATATAATTTATAACCTATTATCAGGTTGTTCTGGTGGTGTTTATGAAAAGACTCTAAAACCCGAGATTGCAACTATTGTTGCTACTGCAGTTACAAGTTACCAAACATTAAATGATGGTACTGCATATGTAGATAGTGAATCAGGTAATATTGTATCTAAAACAACTGTTACATCTACAGTATCTCAAACAGCTTCAGATTCTGTTTCAACACAAGATCCAAATGCAACAACACCGATTACTATATCTTATGAAGTGACAGTAACAAGACCAGGTGTTGCACCTTATACCTTAGCAGTAGAAGCAGCTACTCCTGAGGCGGCAGGTAAGACTGTTGAACAGGATTTGCAACTTGCAGGAGCAAATGGAAGTGGTTATCTAATAAAAGTAGTAAATGCTCAATTAGGTGTACCACAATACACAATCACTAATAATGGTGCTGTAAACGTAGGGACAAATTTAACATGATAGTAGTTGACTTTAATCAAACAGCCATTTCTAATCTAATGGCTGAGGTAGGCGGTCGTAATGATATTGAAATTCAAGTGCCTCTGTTGAGACATATGATTTTAAATTCTATACGAGGATATAAACAAAAATTCGGTAAAGAATTTGGCGAAATAGTTATTGCATGCGATAATCAAACCTATTGGCGCCGAGATTATTTTCCTTACTACAAGGCAGGCAGAAAAAAGGCAAGAGAAGACTCAGGTTTTGATTGGAAAACAATCTTCGAAGCTCTTAACTTGATTCGTAGTGAGATTGAGATATTCTTTCCCTACAAGGTTATAAATGTCCCAGGTGCAGAAGCAGATGATATCATTGCTGTACTTGCAGAATGGTCTCAAACAAATGATACCAAGAGTGTTTTATTCGATGAACCTAAGCCGTTCTTAGTATTATCGGGCGATCATGATTTTATTCAGTTGCAAAAGTATGAAAATGTAAAACAGTTTTCACCTATACAAAAGAAATATGTTAAGCCAGATATTAGTCCAGAAAAATATATTTTTGAACATATCATTAAAGGTGATAAAGGGGACGGTGTTCCTAATGTATTATCCGCAGATGATAGTATCGTAAATGGTGTAAGACAAAAACCAATTCGCCAAGATAAGATGGATCTTTGGTATAAAGATTTTGATGCTATGCCTCAAGATGCAGAATTTAAAAAGAATTATGAACGTAACAAAAAATTAGTTAGTTTTAGTTGCATTCCTGATCATATTAAGGAATCTATCATAAATAGTTATGAAGATACACCATCAAAAGATAAAAGCAAGTTACTAGACTTTTTTGTTGAACATAAAATGAAAAATATGCTAGAAGTTATAGAGGAATTTTAAATGAAAACTACAATACCACAAATTTTTGACGAAGTCGAAAAAGCAAACGGAAAAGACTCCAAGGTTAGAGTCCTACGAGCATATGACCATCCTATACTGCGAGGCATGCTACAAATTAATTTCGATCCAACAGTTACATTAGATTTGCCCGAGGGTGAGCCTCCCTTTAAAAAGGATATAACTATTCCTTTAGGATATTCTGAAACTAATCTTTTTGCTGAGTTCAGACGTATGTATGTTTGGATAGATCGCAATATTAATGTTACCAAAATTAAAAAAGAACAGTTGTTTATTCAATTGTTAGAAGGTATACATTGGACAGAAGCTGAAGCTGTGTGTCTCGCTAAAGATAAGAAACTCCAAACAAAATATAAATCTTTAAAAGAGGATATTGTTAGAGAAGCATTCCCCGGATTATTGCCTGCGCCTATACCTAAAGAATTGGAAAAGCTAGTTAAACCAAAGGGAGAACCCAAAGCAAAAAAGGCAAAGTCTTTGAGCGCATCCTGACCTGGTTCAAAGATAAGCCAGAAGAAGAAAAAGAAGAAAAAGTAAAATGGTCAGATCAAGGAGCACTTTTACCAGAATCTCAGTATGATCCAAGATATCGAGTAGAATATCAATACAGAGCATTTGACAAACAATAAAAAAGGTGTTATAATATATTATGTTTAAGGAGATCTTATGACAATGCATATTGTGGGTCCGTGGCTTTCTACTTCAGGCAAGAAAAAAGGCAAATTCAAGTTTCGTAATGCGGATGAGGCTCGTAAGGCAAGAGAGCTTGATGTGGCTTGGAAGCAATTGCTTAAAAAACAAGGTATCGAGCAAGAAGAAAAGAAACGTAAACGAGCAATGGCGGCAGAGCCATTAGTTTATAAATTATCTACACCCGAGGGTCGTGGCACATCTCATATACCTAGCCGAAATACAGGCGACGGTATTGCGAGCACAAAACAAATCCCACAGTATACAGGCACAAAGATGCTTGGCATTGGAACAATGCATAAGTCTAATGCCGTACCTATCTTTAGTGACGATGAGGCTAAATCTATTTCAAGTATGAGGCGATAGTATGAAAGTGGAAAGATCCTGGGGTTACTACAGGGTTCTAGAAGAGTTAGGACCAAACTTTAAAGTTAAAGAAATTGTAGTTAACCCTCATTCAAAATTGAGTATGCAAAGACATCAATATCGTAGTGAGTATTGGTTAATTATGGAAGGGCAAGCAACAATTTATACTATGTGGCCAGACGAACATGGTATAGAGCAACTTGTTCAAAGAGGACAGGCTTATTGGCCAAAATTTTCTAATGCAACAATTTCAACTAATGAATGGCATCAATTAAGTAATGAAACAGATAGTATTTTAAGAATTGTAGAAATACAATATGGTGAAAAGTGTGTCGAAGAAGATATAGAAAGGAAACCTTTATTATGACAATACCATCCAGCCCAGTAGATCGTAAAGCTATTTTAGATTGCATGAAAGAAATTAGTGCATCTATGACTCGCACCGAAGGTGAACGAGAGTTTATGCGTGAAGCAATTAAGGAAATTTGCGATAAGTATCAGCTATCCAAGAAGACATTTCGTAGGATGGCAAAAGTTTATCACAAGCAAAACTTCAGTTTAGAACTTGAAGAACACGAAGAGTTTGAAACTATGTATCAAACAATTACAACATCAACAACTATGAGTAAAGACTATGCCTAAATTTACATTTATTTGTGACCACGGTAATGAAAAAACAACCTTGGAATTTGAAAAAGAATATTTACCTGATGTATTGGAAAACATCGAGATGTTTTTACGAGGCGCAGGATTCCATTTTGGGGGCAATCTAGACTTTGTAGAAGATGCTTACGAAGGGCAAGGATTTGAGCAATTTGATCCTAATGCAAAGGAATTCTATCATCATGTATAATCAATATATTCTCGAGGCCAAATATCTGGATGCCATCAAACGGGTCAAGAGAAAATATATCGTTGGGGTATATGCTAATTTAGATAAAGTAGAGGAGGCTAAAAAGAATTTACTTGCTGAAGAAACCAAGTATTCTTTGCGGTTTTCTATTACCCCACACTTTAACCCTTTTCTTCAAAAGGTTGCTTGACTTCTTTCCTAAAAGATGTTATAATAAGACATTAAGGAGCAGAAATGAGCGCAATTTATACCGTTATTGAACAATTAGCATCAGACAATTCCCGTCTTGCTAAGGAAGCAATTCTCAAGCAGAATGCTAATAATGAATTATTAAAGCAAGTATTTAAATTAGCTTTGAATCCATTTGTTCAGTTCTATATCAGAAAAATCCCAAGTTATGATACTGCTGGCGACTTAAATCGTAAACCCTTACAAGAAGCACTAGATAATCTTAGTGTTTTATCAGATAGGGTTATGACAGGTCACGCAGCAATTAATCACTTACAATTTATTTTAGGATCGCTGAGTAAAGAAGATGCAAAAATCATTGAGCGTATTATTGCAAAAGACATGCGTTGCGGAGTCTCCGAAGCAACCATTAATAAAATTTGGCCAGGAACTATCCCGTCATACCCA